TCGCTCTAACCATTAAGCTACACCCCCATGGGGTTCATATTCGCACTAATAGTTTCGCTTTGAGTGCTTGCTTACGCTTTTTAGCTTGGCGTAATGCCTGTGGTTTCAGACTACGCTTCTGCTCTTTTTTGCTGTGGTGCTGCCAGTTTGGAAACGTAGTCATCGTTTTGCCTTGATTACCTAGTAATTATAGCATGAATTATTTAGGACGAGCGGGGGGTGTGGACAGTTTTGTGATTGTCTGACTTTTGATGAATGCTTTTAATTCTGGCGTTTCATCCCATTCCCACACTTCTTCGTGACCCTTGCTATCAATACGCTTAAAACTTTTCTTTGCCATTATTCATTTCCTCAAGTTTATCTAGTATACCATCAAATGAACCAATATTGTCAATTTCGTTAATCATCTTAGCAATTTGACTACAAACAATCGGTCGTTCTTGTCTCGCAGCAAAAGCAAGCGCATTACGCAGAGATGCTTCTGCTTCTTTTAAACTATCTTCTACTTGTTTACCTAGTGCCATAATTAGTGTTCAGTTCACATTTATTATACTGGTTCTTGGATTGGATGTCAACATCATTCCAATGTCTCACGACCCCCGCAATAATAAAAAGGTTAGTAGTGAGATAAGTGACAAATATAATAGTCCGTATACGAGCAATGTTGTCTGCTTCTCTGTCATCATTAGTAGCTTTCTCTCCTAGTGCTTTACACCATAGTCTCCACATTTTTTCGGTCTATCCTAACAAAATCTTGTAATACACCATTTTTAAAATGTAATCTTATTCTAGGCCAATCTTCCCAAGAACCTCCCCATTCTGCAGGATAAATTTCAATATATTTAGTAATGCCATGAATAACATATCTTCCTTTTTTGCCAGTAGGAACCCATTCATAATTTAAAAATTGCCTACGTTTATCATAACGAGGATCATCTTCATCAATTAGTTCAAAAGTATTCGTACCTGTATAATCTGGATACCAAAGTCTTCCAGCTGGATCTAACCAATAATTTGTCAGTGTACCACCGATATCATAATCTTCGATATCCTTAGTTTGACAAATAGTATTGGTAAAGTATTCTCCTATATCATAAGAGCTTCTAAAGTAATCAAACATGCCCATAGAATTCTACCTCTCTTGAACCCTGCACAGAGTTATTTTACTCGGTTTCTGGGATCTTGTCAATCCCTCTGTCTCTAGTCATCAGTTTCTCCTTTCAATTCGTTTAAGTAATCTATCCACCATTGTGGGTCTTTTTCCATTTTCCAGTTTGGAACTTCCATTCCACGCTCAAAATACCACTTGCACAGTGCTTCATCAATCTTTTCAGCAATCTCAGTCTGCCTCATTCTCTTCATCAATGTCTCCATATGGGTTCTCCAAGTAGGGTCCATGTTCTCGTTTGGCATCTTCTCGGACATAATTAACTTCTGATACGCTAGAGGACAACCACAGAGATAACTTCATCACCAGCCATATCACACCAAGGGGTAAAAAACATAGGGAAACAACTAGTGCGTGATTCAATCCCTCTGTCTCCAATCAGTTTGATCTTCATCACGCTTGAACCAATCATGTAGATCATCTGGATTATCAAAACCACGACGACCAAATCTTTCATGTCCCAATCCACCAATATCAAGTTGGTTCATGAAATCGTCCATCGCATCCATATCAGGGTTTTCTGCTTTTCTTCTTGCCTGACGAAGTATAGTCGCAGCAGAGCGATTTGCTTTGGAAAGTTTTTCTGCCCAGATCATATCCTCAAGACTTACTTCCTCTTTCAAAACAATCTTTTCACAAATTGCTTCTAATCTTAATCTATATTGCGTGGAGAGCATAAGATTTTCCAGATGTAAGGTTATTTATTTTTAGGTCGGAAGGGGCAATCAGGACATCCTGCCCCACAGCATCCCCTATTAGTTGATCTCATAGTTTTCCATATAGGGTTATTTAGCATGAATCATTGACTCTAACTCATTGACCCTGCTGAATTCTTCGTATGCTTTTTCCGACCTTTCCGATAGGATATCAGAAATGTCTTCAAGAATTACTTCGTTATCGATATATTCATCCAGATACTTATCCAGTGCTTCTTTCAGATACCGATAACGATGCCACTCAGGGGAGTATGGTTTGTAGTGTGCCATAACAAAATTGATATATGTGGCTAATTATAAGCTATATATGCTAATTTGTCAAGATCAACTTTTTTTATTAATTTTTTGGCGGGAATTTTTTTCCCAGATTCGTGTATTTGAAAAACGAATTTTAGTTTAGGTAAATTTGTTTTCCTTCAATACGAACCAAACCAGTTTCAGTTTGAATATTGATCTCAGTTTTAGCAGATTGAGACAATTTTCCAAGCTTAGATGATAGTTCTATGTCGTTGTCTGCTTCAACTTTGTAAGAAACTGTACCTCCACCAGCTGCTATTTCAATCAGATATGCTTCTTCCTGATCAATTTCAACAGTGGCAGATGAACCACCAACATATTCTTTTTTCTTTCCTTCAATTTTTTCATTTGCATTTCCTTGTACTGTAAGGAAGTAATTTTTATTTGAACTTAACGCATAGCTACCTTCAGTATTGATGGCGAAATCTCCTTTAACACCAAGTTCGTAGTTGCCGTTGACAACATATTTCAAACTGCCAGGAGTTTCAATTGACATGCTTGCTCCTGGTTTAGTCTGCTCTATCTTGACTTCTCCCGAACCTTCGCTATATTCTCCTGCAGATATTTTCTTTCTAAGATATGAACCCTCAAGGTTTATATTTGGTGAAAATATATTTACATTTGCTTCCGATTGTATCTGTAAATTTTCTAGACTTTTTAAAGTTAAAGTTTCATTCGCTTGAATAGTAATATTATCTCCTTTCATGCCGATGTCTCCACCAACAGATTCAATTGCAATATCACCATAAACTGTCAAAGAATATGCTGGTTTCTTTTTTACTTCTGTATTTCCAGCAGCATTTGTTGTCTCTTCCTCTTCATCGTCGTTTCCTGTAATTTCAATTGCGACTGAATGAAACTTGTCAATTTTATCTTGACCTTTCATGATAATTTTACCACCACATCCACCCAAAGGTTTACCTGTGGTCATGATCATGTTGCCAGCTTGGTCAAAGTGGAATGCAGTTTGACCATTTGTTAAAATAAATCCTTGCGTGCCATCAGTTTCATTTTCATATACACCCATCGTCCAACCTTTGTCTTTAAAGATTGTTGTGAATTTATCTTGCGCTGGTGGTGAATCTGGTGGAGTGCCACCCGTAGGTCTAGCTGCAGGAGTACCAGCTAGACCTGATGCACTTGAATTTAAATATGATGCAGGTTTTAAAGGACTTCTAGACATTTACGGACAATCAATATATTTACCAGTACCAATCTTCGCATAACCTCTACGTGTTAGCTCATCACTATCTAGGCAAGATAGATTTGGTAAAAATCTTGCTCCATATCCGCCACCACCTACAATTCTTACCTTTGGAAGAATATCAAATGATCTTGTCCTATTTAAAACTCGTATCTCTGTAACAAAACCATCTTTAATTATTGCTTCTGCGATGCTGTCATCATCATCAACATAAACTGTTGGAATAGAAGTATATCCCGAACCTGGACGTATTAGCGTGAATGAGGTTACAATGCATAACGTACCTGTTGGCGGGAGTGCTGGTGTATATCCAACACCAGTTCTAGTAAGTTTTACTCCAGAAACGTATCCAGTTTTATCAAGTGTTACAATTGCTGCAGCACCATATCCTACTCCAGTAATAATAACTCTTGGTGGAGTAGCATATGGACAACCAGGATCATCTAAATCAATGCTAATAATTCTACCAGAACTATCAGTAGTAACAGATGCTCTTGGAGTTCCTATGCAACGTTTAAATACCCCCGTCGTTGGCAATGACGCAGGAACATCTGCTCTGATAATAACATCTGTAAATGCTGCAGTGGTAATAATTGAAAATCTTAGTGTCTCATCTCCTTCAATATCTGTATCATCCTCGATTTGAATATTAACTGTAGCTGTGTTACTATAGATCGTGAAAGTTCCACTCAAAGATCTCGATATAAAATCAGATGCAGTAATTCCTGATCCAAACAATTGATACGAGAAATTAGTTCCATCGGAAACATTAGTTGTTGTGATAGTATACACAATAGTCTCTCCCTCATCGTAAATTAACTTATCGGAAGAAACAGCATAAGTTGGAGTAAGTGCAACTGGAACTGCAGCAAGAGGTGCATTGTTAATAATAACATCTACTGAAGCAGTTGTAGTATTAATACTACATGTTAAAACTTCTGGTCCTTCAAAAATACCATCATTTGCTACTTGAATTGAGAATGTTCCTATGCTAGAAGTAATCGTTACATTTCCTGTCAGTAATCCACCAACAATATCAGTAGAAGAGATGCTAGGACCGCTTAAAGAATAAGTTAAGACTGTTCCATCTGCAACATTTGTTGTTTTTACGGTGTATATGATAGTATCACCTTCATTTGCTACAGTTTTATCGGCACTTATAAAGTAAGATGGTGCCGTACTTCTTGTTGCATTGATAGTAACAGAAGCAGATGCAGTTGTAGTATCAATTGAAAATGTTAGTGCTTCTGCTGGATCATCTCCTGGTGCGTCATCGTTAACAGCAATCTGAATAGGAACTGATGCTGCACCTGAAGTGATAACAAAACTACCTGTCAATGATCCTCCTACAATATCTGCAGAATTAATACCAGATAGTGTATAGTTTAAAGATGCTCCGTCTGGAACTCCTTTAGTAACAATGTTAAATGTAACTGTATCTCCTTCGTCTACAAATGCTTTATCTGGACTGACAGCATATGCTAATGCTACCGCAGGAATAGCAGGAACAAATGGACCTGCAACTGGAAGGACAGGAACAACAGGAGCGGCTGGGGGTGGTGCTGCTGGGATCCCAGGGACGGCAGGAATCACAGGAGCAGCAACAGCAGGATCTATGATTGTACAATCAAACTGAACTCCAGATGGAAATACATTAATATACCCAGGAGGGGTTGTACCTACAGAAAGTACAATACTAAATTCTTCAAACCCTTCTACAACAGCATCAGCAATTGTGTTAAAGGTTATAGTTGCTGAAGTTGCACCTGCTGCAAATGCAACAGCACCAGCAGCTGCTGGCGAAACCAAAGTATAGTCAGCAGCAGTTGTAGTTATATTATTAAATGTAAAATTTAAACTAGATGGTTGAGTAATATCTCCTGATCTAGTAATTGTGAACACAGCTGGACTTCCTTCTGGAACTCTAATATTACTAGATGTATATTCAAGTCTCCCACTAACGCCAACTCCAAATGGTGGAACAGGGCCAGATGGCGGACCAGGAACAACAGGTGGAGTTGTCGGTGCTGGAGTACCGCCAAGAAAAACTACAGAAGTTTCAGGAACGGGAGGATATTCTGTAGCTTCTCTACAAATACCAGAACCAAAATCCAATGCTCCATCTTCAACTGCTCTGATTAGTCTGTCGAGATCATCTTCACTTTCTTCGCCGTTAGAACAATCAGTACAAGTTACTTGGATCTTTTCACACTGAGCTTCTGGTCCAGTGCAAACCAGTCCTAAAAGATCTGTAACTTTTTTAATTGCAGCGCCAACCATGTTGCCTACACTAGCAATTGCACTCAAGATTTCTTGTATTGGACCAAGTACAGCATTAATAATTTCATCAATAAATCCGAGAAGTGTGCTTAGAATGTAATTAACAACTTGATCTATTAAACATGCTGCAGCATTGTATGCTTGTTCAAGCAATCCAAGAAGAAGATCTGTAATAAATTGTGCTAATCTTTCTGTGATATCCTTGAAAGAACAACCAAGATCTTTTACAGCATTGTTAAAAAAGTCTTGCAATCCTTTTAGTCTGGATTGTTTTGGTTTAATTGTAGGATGTCCTCGTTGACCAGTAACTTCTTCCAATGTCGCTGCAAAACTAGCATTAGCAGCATCAATCTCTGCTTGATCTCCAGATTCAAGTGCAGCACTTAAAGCATCACTTCCCTCTTGAACTGCAGATCTTTGCTGTTCTGTAAGAGGTTGATCAATATCATCAGGAACAATCGGACGTTCTCTTTCATACAATGCAGTTTCAACTACTGTATCAATACCTTCTCGTAGAGTTTTAAGAACTTCTCCTTTTGCTCTTGCTACAGAACTTCTAACCAATCTAACAACTCTACTAATATGATACCGACCAGTTCCAACTTGCTCAGTTAAAACTCCACTTACTTTACTTACATAAAAATCTCCTAGTTGTCCACCAGAATCTTGATTTGCTGCAAGCATCTCACCAATAATATGAGTGAGATTTGTTTTTAAATTTTTCTCGGCACCACAATGAGGATTAGCAATGACTACACAAAACTGTCCTCCAGTAGGATTGTTCTCCGAGTTCTTTCCGAATGCTCCAGCAATAACTGGAGGAGCTCCACCTCTTTCTCCAGCACGTTGACTAGCAACAGGTTGAGCTCCAGTAGTTACTGCTCCCGCTTCATATCCAACTTCATTATCAGCTGATGCAGTTGGACCACCATCTACCTGACTAAAGTTTGTATAAGGATCAGCTTCGGCAACATATCTTGTTAGACTTTTACAATCTCCGCCTGGATTTGGATCATCGCCAACAACTTTAGTTGATCCTGGAGTATGGGGGATCGACCCCATGATAATTGGTTTTTGTTTATCGTTATCTAAGTAAAAACCAAGTACCCAAGAACCAGTAGCTAAATTAGATGATGCTCCTGTATCTCCATTATCAGAATATGGAGTAGTCACAGGCATCATAATGGGAGCCCATGGCAAAGAAGCAGTAGGAACAACACTACAATCTCTAAGATGCTCACCTACAATTCTTATTTGAACTCTTCCGCCCTTTTTAGGGTCATTGGTATTTTCTACCTGTCCAATCCACCAGGAAAACCCATCGCTTCCTATCTTATTGATTGGAAATAATGATGATAATACTGGATCCATTTATAAAATGCCTTTTAAATATTTATTGTACATTTGATGGAGTATCTTGTACTCCATAAGTATCACGTATGACTGTCAAAAATGTTGCTGCTTGCTTTTTCTTTGGGGCAAATGCATGATTAACTTCTGAAATTAAATATGTTCCGCTGTGCTCTGGATCATATTCATTATCAGCTGATCTGTTTTGTGAAGGAACTTGATTGGGAATGAATACATTTATTGTGTCACCCACTTTTAAAGCAGGCGTTCCTGGAATAGTAAGAATTAATTTTTGATTAATTGCGGTATGAGATCTAGCAATTGTCTGCATGATATAATGTTTTTGAAAGTCTGGGTACTGAGACGTTCCAGATCCACCATCACTTGCATCTGGAGAACCAATTGTTGCTTCATCATTCCAAGTTTCATGATCTGTAAGAACACTCATTACTCGTGTAGGATATTGTGATAGTTCTCTTTGACCTGAAGGAAGAACAGATTGACTGCCGAGATGAGTAAGTTGATCATATGCATCTGCTAAAGAATATGTGCTTTCCTCATATTTTCCTGTGCTAAAATCATATGTACAAAGAACCGAAGAGAATGCTCCCATTCTTAACTTAGAAAGAATATCTATCTCCTGTGGAAATTCTATATCAAATATTCTGTTTATCTCTTCAACAGAAGATCCAGCTGGTGCCAAATAAAATGATTGAACAGGTTCGTTTTCGTCAACAGAAAATAAAGTCTCTAGAGATTTAAAATGGTAACCAGTTCTGTTTTCATAGAATGCATATCCTGCAGTTCCTTGAACTTTGCTGTATGTTGATGCGCTAGTTCTTCCTAAATCTGATGTTCCAGTTGCAGGTGCAGATGTTGTTCTAGATGAAGTCGTTGCTTCTGAGGTTGACTGACCATAAACAGCCCTAGACTTTACAAAATCTATCACTGAGAAAGGAGATTTTTTTGCAATATTAAATTTAACTTTGAACAAACTTCTATCATAAAAAAATTCTTTCTCAGAACTTAATTTTTCTAGCATCTGAGATACTAATTCTTCTGGTTTACCTGCTATTGTTTGAGCTAATTTAATACTTTCATTTACTAATGCTTCTAAAGATATTAAACCTAGTGTATATGTTTGAAATCTTTGACCTTCAAATCTGTTTTGTATTTTATTTACTCGCATTTCATATTCATAATCTTGATCATCTGTTGCTTTAAAGGAAAGTACAATCTTTTCAAATCCTTGAATTGGGTAAGACGATATTATATTGCTTCCAGAATCTGCTAACTGCAACTTAGCATGTGTCATCGGTTGATTAATATCTTCAAAGTAATCAAACCTCTGTACGAGATCAGTAATATCTAGAGTATTTTCTCCTTTAGCATTAGAGATAGTACATGATAGCAACTGAGCACTAGTTGCGTATGGAAAATTTGCCATGATTATCCGATTGCTTTATTGGGGTAAAAATCTCTGTACGAACGATCAGGAACTCCTCTATCAATTGCAAGATTATCTGCACCAGGAGGTGTAGAAGTATCTGTCACAGGAGATCCATTAGTATTTAACATTGCAATAGCAGTAGATCCGTTTCCAGTTTTTGCATCTGGTTTTAACATCTCTGCTCTTGCAGAAGCAGTCTCTGGATTTTTCTCTGGTTTTGGAGTAGGAGGATTTATAGATGGCAATCCTTTCTTCTCAAGGAGTTCTGTAATTTTTTGTCTCACAGCTTGACTAGACCCAGAGAAAATTAATGTCTTTCCATCTCGTGTACTAATTAATTTGTCAACTTGTTTTCCAAACAAATCTTTTCCTCTCACATAAGATACTCCCAACTCTGGTATCTGGAATGATGTCCCATCTCCAGGCTTAGAAGAAGACAAGAATTTTTTAAGACTTTCTACTCTTGCTTCAGTTTTAGCTGGATCAATTCCTGCAGAAGGCGGTGGAGCAGCAGGAGATGCTGCAATTTGTTGATATTTTTTTAGTTTTGCTTCATATCTTTTTGCTGCGTGAGGAGTGTGAACATTTGGTTGACTACCACCAGGAAGAGAAGGCCATCCAGAATCTTTAGCAAGTTTTGGAAAAATATGTGATTCTAATTTTCCTTCCTTTAAATGACGAACCATGGTTGCTTCAGTTTGTCCATAAAGACCTACCATAAAAGTTCTCATAATTTTTGTTTGATTTTCCATGCTAAATTTATCTTTTGATGTATCAAGACCTGCTTTTTCTGCTCTTTCTTTTAAGTATTGTGGCATGAATTGATATGCACCAAGAGCTCCAGATGATAATCCTTGTTCCTTTAACTCCAGGCCCTTAGAAATTGCTTGATCAATAGTCATGTCAGAAAGACCTTTAACTTCTCCGACATTATTTACAGAGTTTGGTCCTCCCTCTCCACCAGATATAGTTTCCATCAATGCTTTAATTTCTGGTGGTGCATCACCTGGAATTAATAAATCACCATCGGGACCAGGACCAGGACCAGGAGGATTGCTTTCATTAATAGTATCAGCAAGACCTTTTAATACTGTCTCAAAAGTTTCTAACATCTTTGCTAGGATACCACCACGACCCTCATCTTTCTTTTCTACTGGTGCTGGTACTTCTGCTTCTTTAGCACCAGTTCCAGCAGCACTCTTTGCAAATGATGGAGGCAATCCAAATACTGCAGCAACGGGTCTAATAAGAGATTGCAAATCATTATCTAATCCACCTGCCTGCCCACCTAATGCTCCAATGTATTTTGAAGTTGATGAAATGACTGCTCCGCCAACTGCTTTCATCGGTAGTTCCATTGCTCTAACCAAACTTTCATTCATAAATTGATTAGTGCTGCCACCCAAGTTAACGATACCAGTTCCCATAGGTGATGCCGCACTAACACCAGGAACTGGTTTAGATCCTATTTCAAATGATTGTCTTCTGGATTGATAAGGTTTTGGTCTAACCTTTCCATCCATTGCACTTGGTTGACCTTGAGTATAGTTGTTGTTAAGAGGAACAACCATCTCATCGCCATGTAACTTCGCTAAGTATCCGCTATCAGGACCAGAAAGTATAGCACCAGTCTCTGCTTCTGGTATATTTCCTGGCAAAGCTATATGTTCAAAACCAGTTGGTCTTGCTAGTTCATTCTCCTTTGTACTAAGATCATCAAATCCACTTACAGTTGCTGTATCAGTAACTTTGTCTAAAGATTTTTCGTGTTCTACATCTTCTGCTTTATCAATTGATACTTTTTGGAATTGAGTTTGCTTTGAAATTGCTGCAGCAATTTTATCTAACTTGTCTTCAAGAGTATCAGTTCTGGTTTTTAATTGTTCTGCTAATTGTAATTGTGATTCGGCAACAGCATTAATACTCTTTGATGATTGTGATGTTGTTTCATTGAGAGAAGAACTAATAGATTGCAAAGAACCTACTAAACTATTTAAAGATTCTAGTAGTTGTTCTTTACTAATTCTTTTTCCAGATCCTCTAGTTGCTTTTTGTACCTTACGAGCACTGCCTCCAGTTACAGGAGACATTGGTCGTGTCATTGGATCATCAATTTCTACGGCATAATCAAACTTTGCCTTAAATCTCTGTAGTTTTGTTGACTTCTTTTGTTTCTTAAATAGTTGCCAAAAATTTTGTCTTGGGTTTTTTAATAATTTTGCACGCTCGACGAGATTATTTAAATCTTCTTTCTTACTACCAATGTAATCTCCACCAAATTCATGCGCTAATGCTTTTTTAAAGAAGAAACCTTTTTCAATTCCTGCTTCTTCTAAAGATGTTTGATTTGCTTCTGCAATATCAGATGCATACTGTCTCTCTTCTTCTGCCATCTGTCTGGCAGCAAGTATCTTTGAGATAACAGATGCAATAGGATTTACGCTACCTCTAGTATCTACGTATCCTTCTGTTCCTGCAGCCATTATATCTTTCTCCTACTTCGATATTTATGCCGTAGCTAAACGCATTGCAGTAATATTCAATTGTTGTTCAATTGGAACATATTGAACTCCACCACTAGACCCATTAGCGACAGGCATTTGTGGTGCTGCATTTAAAATAATTGTACTAGATGCTTCTGTATCTGCTGGTGCTGCATATGCAATTTCTGTAGCTGTTCTAGAAGATGATCTAGATGGAGGAGCAATTTGAGAAACTTGTTTTACTTCACCTTTACTTGGCAGAGTATATTCTTTATTGCTTTCTAATCCAAAAGAAGCAGCATGATTATTTCTAACTGATTTGTATACAGATTCGCTTATTTCTTTAGTTGTTGTCTTATTGTTTACTGTTGTCCTCTCGTAATATTTTCCATTTACGTAAAAATATTCTGCTATTTGTAAAATTTTTCCATCTTGTTCCATTTCAATTTTTCCGTATCCCTTTGGTTTGCCTGCAGCTGTCGGTACATCATCAGCAGTTTGACCAGAAGCTTTAAGGTGTTCTTCTTTTGCTCTAGTATCAGCTAATGGACTAGCAATATTATTTCTTGCTTCCTTTACAAATCTAGTAGGATTTAATAACTTTCCATTTTTATACACCTCAAAATGTAAGTGTGTTTGCTCTGTACTACCATCAAAATATCTATATAATCTGCCAATTTGTTGTCCACCATAAACTGTATCACCAACTTTCAAATCTGGTCTGGGAATAACATGCAAATATCTAGTAATCAAACCACCACCATGATCTATTTCCATGTCTCCATATGGATATGCATCTGAAGCTTTTGATTTAATAATTTTTCCTGTTTTATAAGCAACAATCGGTGCTCTAGAATCTTTTTGTTTGTGCTCTACCATATCAACACCAGCATGAGATCGCTTTCCACCATCTCTAGAAGCACCAAAAACTTGACCAGATCCTGTTCCAGCTGCTCCTCCTGGAAGAGGATTAAAAGTTTCTCCACTAATAGGTCCAGTATAAGGATCAATTTCGGGTGTAGGACCCCCAGGTCCTCCTCGATTATTCAATGCTTCTTTGATTGCATCTAAAGGACTTCTAAGTAATGCAAGCATACGTTGTTGAAAAGAAGCACCCGTTGAATTTTTAAAAACACTTTTCTCTGCAGAACTTAATCCATCATATTCTCCCCCATCACCAGTTTCAGTTCTCGATACTAAATCTTCTACCTTTGATCCAACTCCAGAGAAAGATCCTCCAACATTTGTAGAAACCATTGAAGGATTAACACCAAATTTTTCTGCAAGTAAAGCAAGTTCTTTATTAAGTTCTGGAGAAACAGTAGATCCTGCACTCCCTAATGACTGAACAAATGACGCAGTTGATGTTAACAGAGATGCACCTATCGTACTTGGAATAGCATTCTGTAAATTGTTCATCTCATTTTTATTACCTACCCACTCCGTACCATGGAGCATTGCGGTTCCTGGTCTTACATCTTTAGATCCAATCTCATATTGATCTGGACCAACACCTAAAGCTTCACTAAAAAATGCTGCGAAATGTTCATCTTTTGGAGCAGGAAGATTTGGTTCAATATGCTTTGTATATGCAGCAATATCAATATCACGAAGAATATCAATGGCAGCGAACGCCCATCCAGCAACAGGTATTGCACTTCCAAATGATAAGAAACCACCCTTCACATCTCCCATTGCAATACGTGCAAGTCCTTCTCCCAATCCATAGGCAGTAGAAATTCCAGGAACTAATTTAGCAGCAACTTTAACTGTTAATTTTTCTGCTCCTTCTTTACCAAGTTTTTTTATAAGAGCATTTTGAATTGGTTTACTTCTCAACGCTCTCTCAAAAATACTTTGTCCTCCAGATGTCGATAGTTTTTTAGCTGCACCTTGAGTTCCTGCTGTTGCTCTCCTTGTTACACCAGGCAGAGCAATGTGCTCAAATCCTTTTGCAACCATAGGAGTTGCAGCTTTTGCAGCAAGTTTTTGTGCTGGTTTTTTGGTAAGAAGGCGAGCAGGATTACGAAGAAGCATTCCTCCAAGTCTAATTCTTGATCGTAATCCTTTTGGAAGAAGTTTATATAAACGTTTAAACAAAAATTTCCCTAGTTTCTTACCAAAATATTTAAGAAGTGTTTGTAATAATCCGTCACCATCTCCACGTGTATCTGCATATCCTTCCGTTCCTGCAGCGTCTCTCTTATTTTTTAGAGCACTTCTTCTTACTGCATCTTCTTGTTTGTCAGCAAGTTCTTTTGCTAGTGCATTCTGCTCCTCAATTGCACTCAAAATGCCATCAAATTTACTTTCTAATCTAGCATCTTCCAGTTCAATTTTTTCGTAGGTTGCAACAGAGACAGAAAGACTAGACCTTAATAGAGCATTTTGCTCTGTTATTTTTTTATCAATTACTTCTAGTTGACTTTGAATTTTAGTTAAATTTAAGGTTAGATACCTATAAATTTTTGCATTACTATGTCCTTCTTTTTTCTTTTCTTGATCTGGAAGAGTAACGTTACGACCTGTTTTTTTATTAATAATATCTACAAGATTTGGTCTAACACTGAGAGGAATATCTTCAAAAAACTCTTCATTAATTTCTTGTTGATTTGTTTCTTGTGCTTCCTCTAAAACTTCTGTAGCAATATCTACCTGTTCTTCAACTTCTTCAGGATCAGATTGCTCTACAACAACTTGTACTGCTTGCTCTTTTTGCTTTTGCTTTTCCTTTTGTATTTCATCAAGACGAGATTGTATTGCTGCTTCTTCAATCTTTTTATCTGTTTCTTCTCTAAATGGTTTCTCAAGGAACTCTTCTACCAACCACTTCTGGTATGCTTCAGCATTATATGCACCACCAGACTTATCCTTCTGATTTAGTTGAGGATACTTACCCCATTTTTTAAGGTTTTCAATTAACTTATCAGCATCAGCATCACCAAGTTTTACATAGGATGTGAAGTTTTCGCTCAACCCCTCTACTCGTCTACCAGTTAGATTACCTTTGAGACGCAACCAAGTTGCCTCGCCAACCCTATCAGCAGACCAATAAGGTTTTTCGGGATCTAGTATTCCTTCTGGTGCTGGTGCTGGATCTATCATTTAACGTTTAGAAGCTTCTTGCTTTGCTTTTTCTTCTTGAATATACTGCACTAACAATGCTGTGTAAACTTCTCGTTCCCACGGCATAAGATGTTCTATTTCACTCAAGCTATATTTATGATACTGCATTAAAGCAAAGTTTGTTTTAAAATACCCTTCCAAACTATTTTGGAAGAGTGCTATGCGAAAAAATTTTGCATACCTTCAATCGTATATTCAGATTTAACACCAGTATTAGGATTAATGACCGTAAATGTATGAGATAATTTTGGCATTGTGTCGTAAAACTTTTGAATTGCTTCAAACTGTTTTGTTGTTAATGTCTCAATCCAATCTTTAAATTCTTTCTTAGATGTGGTAGATGAATCATATACATCCTCCCCAAAGAAGATTTGATCCACATGATCAGCAAGAAAATCAAATACTTCTTCTGTTTTAATATCTTTGTCTAGAAATTCTGCTTCAATAAATCTATCCATACTTGGGTATCGCATAATAATACCAGTATCTTCCGTAAGCATGATCTTATTTGTATGCTCAGGATCTTTTTTGACAGTTACATCATTGATGTTGATATTAACCTCTACTCTAGTTTTATCATCATCCTTACAAGTTACATTCATTGTAAGAATTTCTCCAACAGCTGCTGCACGTATCATTAAAAATAGATACTCAAGATCAAAAGCAGGAAGATCTTCTACTTTGATTTTTGAGATTACACAATTTTTGATCAGATCTTTTACCGCTGCAATGATCTGCTGCTCGTCTTCAGATTCCAATGCTATCAGTAAAACTTTTTCTTCCTTTACAAGAAAAGGTCTATACTTAATTGTTTTACCTGTAGAAGGAAGTTCTAATTCAAAAGTTGGAATGCCAATTTTAGGTAATGCCATAAAAATTTATTCAATTCGTATAGGTATTTATCCGTTAAAAGATGAGATGTCGTTATACACTACAGTGTGCTTGGCATAATAGAAATTAACTGTTAATCTTGTAATTTGAGATGTGCCATATGCCAGAGGAATAGCATCAATTGAGTAAGGAAAACAATCTTCTAGAATATACATTACTCCTGCTCTAGCATTGGGCGCGTTCACACCTCTTTCAGTTTTTGTAACTCTAACTGTACCCATGTAATCTTTTGGGTAGTTAAGGCGAATGTTTCTATTTAAAACTTTTGGTGCAACAGTTTTAATCGTACTTAATCTGTTACCAGAGTATGTTTTTGGAGCATCATTTTCTCCAGTATTACCACTGTAGATATATGAGTACCAACTGTTAAAGAATTTAAGTGCTGTTAGATTTGCATCAAGCATCCATCCTAAAGAAAAATCAGAATACATCTTTGTGTGAGCATAATTTATTTGTGCTTCACCAAGATATCTTCCAGTAATTTGACCAGTAGCAGACTGCATACTTGGAAGTTGAGCTTCATCACATAACATAGTAAGTAACTTATCTTTACTTACTTCAGAAGGTGCTGCCAAATTTATATCACAATCTGTTTTAATTTTTGCTGCTAAAGCAGATGGCAACTGAAAATTAACGTCATATCCATTACTCATGGACATTCCGCTTTGATTATTAATCGCCTCTAGAAAATTTGATATGGATCCTGATATTGGTGCCACACTAAATACAAATAGTTGGTCTACCTATATTTATGGCATATTCTGGACAATATAAACCAATCAACCCACGTAAGTATAAAGGCGATCCAACAAAGATAATTTATCGTTCTATGTGGGAAAGAAAATTCATGGTGTTTTGTGATAATAATGACTCCATTATAGAATGGGGGAGTGAAGAAGTTATTATTCCTTATAGATGTCCAACTGACGGGAGAGTTCATCGCTACTATCCCGATTTTTATATCAAAGTAAAAGATGTCAATGGATTTCTAAAGAAATATTTGATTGAAGTCAAACCTAAAAAACAAACGATACCACCAGATGATAAACCAAAGAAAAAAACTGCCGCTTGGAAACGAGAAGTCTTAACCTTTATGAAAAACCATGCTAAGTGGGAAGCAGCAAAAGACTTTTGTGAGGACAGGCAGATGAACTTTTTAATCCTTACAGAAGAGCACTTAGGAGTTTAAAGCAATGGCAAAAACAAAATCTGGAGGGGTTGGATTTGCAAACAAATCTAATACCCCAGATAATTATGTAACATTGTTTGAGAAAGTAAAAGCAGAAGCAGCGGGAGAAAGTAGAGGACTTTCATGGTATAAAGGAACAGTTAGAAATCTTTCATCTCAATATAAAGGTGATCCGTCTAAACTTGAGAAAGATGAAAATCGCGATACAAGTGATGCATTAGAGCACCAAGATGAAAATGTTTTGAGAAGAAAAGTATTACAAGGACACTTATATTTCTTTGAGTATGAAGCAAAAATGAGACACCTTCCATATTATGATAAGTATCCTTTAGCATATGTACTCAAAACAGGAGGAGATTCATTCTGGGCAGTCAACTTACACTATATCAATCCAAAGAAAAGACTAAAAATAGTAACTGATTTACTAAAAAATAAAATAGATGTACCGAAGAAATGTATCCATAAATATATCAATGGACATGTGACTAGCTTATTCTTAGATCTGTCTGAAAAAGAATGGTCAACTTCTATCTTTATACCAGTAGAAGATTTTGTTACACCTAAACAAATTCCTTACGATAGAGAACTTGTATGGGCAGAGACAGATGACGAATACTTTAAAAAATTAAAAGGTCAAAGAACAGTTAAAAAGTATACGAGCATCTAATGTCAATCTCCCCGAGTAATCTTTCAGTATTTCGTTCATTAACTGATGGGCAAAGAGCAAGAATATTAGCAGCAGCTACAGGCACTACTGTTGAAGGTGTGCATGTAACTGATAGAATAAAATGGGAGTTGCAACAATATGAAACAGGAGTTGCATCAGGATCTATTTCTCCAACCCCTCCACCCCCATCAGCTGGCGCTACACCATCTGCATCACTTTCTGTATATAAGTATGCTCCAACTATTAATGCTGCCACTCTTGGAAGTGGCACAACTAGATACCCAAATAGTCCAGGTATTGATGCAAATAGCGACTATGTAATCTTTGAATTTTTCAAATATGCTCCTCCATTTGGTAGAAGAAGTGGAACTGCAGCGCCAAGTGCATCGACATCAACTTCTCCAACTGCAAGCGCATATGATTTATACAATCAAAGTAACAGAAGAAGCTATGCTTCACCATCTGATATAAAACCAATTATATTATACATGCCAGAAGATGTACAAGTAGAATTTGGTGCTGATTGGCAAGGAGCGGCATTTGGTGCTGCACAAGCAGGTCTGGCAAGATCAGCAGGAACGCAATTAAGTGCTTTACAACAAGCAGTTAATGCAATTCCAAGCACTGTAAAAACTACTGCTTACCAAGCTATTGTAGATGGTATTAATAAAGTAACTGGTGGTAGTATTTCTTTAAATCAGTTAATAGGTGGAGTAAGTGGCAACATTCTAAACCCAAATGTTGAAATGATGTATGAAGGTCCTCGTCTTAGAAACTTTTCATTATCATTTAAAATGACACCTAGAGATGAACCAGAAGCAAAATCTATCAGAAGAATATGTAATCGATTTAAAAAAGCGATGCTTCCTACTTATGGAGGAGAAGCAGCAGATCTGGAAGCAACAACATTAATTACAGTTCCAGATTTGTGCCAAGTAACATACATGAAGGGCAGTAATAGACACGATTATCTTCCACTGTTTAAGTTGTGTGCTATCACAAATGTTTCAATTAACTATACTCCTGATGGATCATATGCAACATATTCTGATGGATCACCAGTGGCGACAGAACTAAGAGTTTCATTCTCAGAAACGAAACTCGTTTTCGGTGATGAAATAGCAGAAGAAGGAGACACATTCTAATGTACTTTAATAATATACCCAACATACAATACGATACAAAACCAATATCGTTTCCATTCAAAGAATCTGATTATGTTCTTGCGAAAAATTTCTTTAAAAGATATAAAGTAAATGAAGATGCATTTTCTTATAGTGTATTCTTTAAAAAGTATATCATTCAAGATGGAGAAAGGATAGATACTGTTGCAGAAAAAATATATGGTGATGCAGAACTTGACTGGGTAATTGTAATTACAAATAATATTATTAATCCTTTATTTGATTGGCCTATAAGTGAATATGAACTAAGAAAAAATTTAGAACTAGAATATGATGACCCATATTCTATTATCAAACACTATAAAACCTACGAGATTAAAAATTCTCTGGGTAATATAGCTCTACAAAAAGATTTAATTGTTGATCAAGCATTTTATAATCGCCCATTTAAATACTGGGATAGTAACTCAGTCGCTACAGTTTCTGGATCGATCGCCTCATATCCAGTAACATTATTTGATTATGAAAGCGAAATGAATGAAAAGAAAAGAGAAATCTTTATTTTAAAAGGTGCTTACTTACAATCTTTCCTTGGCGATTTTAAAAAGAACAATCTTTATAAAAAATCTTCAGATTACATTGATAGGACAACTAAAAAGACTGGAGTTTGATCGACTTTTTTGATAAAAAAATTGGCGGAAAAATTTTTCCGCCAATCGTGAAATTAAATTTTCATTTTTGAAATCAGTCTTCCTCAGCAAGGCGAGCGAAGTATGACAGAGCATCGTCTTCATCGTCATCAGTCGCCCCTACAGTGGCAGCAACCTTAGGCAGTGAAGGTTCGCGGCGAGCAGCAACAGGAGCAGGTTCAAACTCTTCTTCGTCTTCTTCATTACGAACAAAAGCAGGACGCGGAGCAGGTGCAATACCAAGAACAATGTTCAAACGTTGTTCAAGTTCTTCAAAAGTCTTGAATTGATCGGGAGCAGTAAACGCTTCAAGCGAATACTGTTCTTTCCAGATGCGCTCAAGTTCATCATCAGCAGCACTCAAAGCAGTGGGTGATGCAAACTCAGAAGCATCATAGTTCCAATACCCAGCGACAGTGCGGATCTTCAGTTTGAAGTTAGCACCTTCCCAAAAATCAAAAGGATTAATGGGAGTTTCATCTTCAAACTCAGGTTTCATTGCAGCAAGGATCTTGTCATGGATCTTCTTGCCATACTTGTAGAGAAACACCTTACCATCATTCTCAGGATGCTTAGGATCACTCACAACATAGATGTTGGAGTAGTAGGACAGTTTGCGCTTTTGTTTGCGAGCAACTTCTTTATCATCATCATGACCACTGTTCCACAGTTTGCGGTTTACTTCACCAACAGGGTCTTTTTGATTAAGAGTAGTGAGAGAGTTCTCGATGTACCAACCACCAGGACCTTGGAAGGCATGGGAGTACAGTTTTGCCCAGGGTACACTTTCTCCCTCGGGAGCAGGGAGGAAACGGATAACGGCATAACCGTTACCAGAAGCGTCAAGTTCTGGTTTCCAGAAACGTTCGTCTGCACCACTCTTCTCAGTGCTAGACTTCTCAAGTTCCTTTTGAAGGAAATCAAAATTGTTCTGGGACTTACGCTTCAGATCTGCAAAAGACATAGGATTACCTCGGATTGAATTGGATTTGGTCTTTGTGACGCCTGTCACAGGATAATAATAACACAGGCAGAGGTCGGCGTCAACCCTCTGCCTCTAGTTTTTCTTTCATGGTGGTCAGTTTATCAAGTAGCACATCAAACATTTTGTTTGCATTATCATCTGGAGTGGCTCCAAGAATAATTGCTGCTTGTTTGATGTTTTCTGCCATCTCTTGTGCTTCTGGATCATCACTTAACAGAAGTCTGGTATAAAATATTTTTTGTTTCTCGATAAGAGTTGCGAGAACATCAAAATATTCCATCTTTTTTTCTTTGGTTAGCACAGCAAATGCAACCATAGATCTCATGCAATACTGCTGGAGATCTGCCATTTCTTGTAGATCCCCGCGAACCATTTCGGATTTAAAAAAATCAGACATACTATACCAACATCAATTTTGCTCTAGAAGTTTTCTTTATATAGTTTAATTTTTGAGCATCAAACTTTAACTTTTCTTTTAGTGGTCTTGAAATTAACTTGGGAACATTTTCAAGTTCTATCTCATTCAATTCACAATAGTACACAATAGCATCAATATAATTCATTGAATTGTCGTGCGCTATTTTTTCCACTTCTTGTGAAAATTTCGCGACGGTCATAAACTTATCCTCCAATTTTTCTTTCATATGTTTCTTCGTACTCCTTGATGTACTGTTGTAGTTTGACAAAGTATTCTTTTTTAGGAGGCACGATACTCACTTGAACATCACCAGTTTCACAGGAGACTATAGTTACAAGTTGTTCCACTTTCAATCCATATAGTTCATACAGCATACACGCATACGCTGTTTCTTGAACATAGTAATCGTACAGATACGATTCTCTTTTTTCTTCTGCAGAAGTTTTGAAGTCAATGATTGAAAGTTTGTTATTATATTCTGCTATGCAGTCTACTCGTCCAGCAATTTTTAAATGATCAGAATATAACGCTGCCTCTTGTAGGTATACGTTATTTATATTATCAAGAACTTTGACAGACGAGTTAAACATCATCCAAATTAGAGGAACATCTTTATATAAAGATGTATCATGTTCATTATTAATATAATTTTCTACTAATTTATGATATTTGTTACCTCTATTGGTAGAGCGAGAAGAGATTTGATTTGCTTTCTCTTCTCCTACTCTTTTTCTCCACTCATAGATAACTTTTTTCTTTGCAGGATTATTACTAATCACGGTGGTGACTGATTTATGCCTGTTGCCAGTGGGAGTTTGATAGTATCTCCTACCATCAACCGTAACAGTGTTCATTACAATTGGCTCAATCAAACCAACATGATTAAATTGTTTCATTACAATCCTAGATTAAGTTTACTAATAAGATATGATTTGACTAATCCAGAACGAACAATATCTTCAATTCCAAATTCAATCATGCTAAATTCTTCCATGTTTTGAAGAATTCTTTGGAAGTCAATGATGCCAGACTTCTCATTTGATTTTTGTAAATCAGATTGTCTAGCATCTCCACAAAATAAAATCTTACTATCTTGACCAACTCGTGTAATAATACTATCGAGTTCATGGAAGTTTAAATTTTGACACTCATCGACAATAACAATGCTATTGTCAAGAGTAGATCCACGGAGAAATGATGTGCTCCAAAAAGAAATAGTTTCTTGTGCTTTTAAATTGCCATAGAGCATTTCAAATGAAGGAGCATCAGGCATTTCAAACATATATTTTACCATATTTTTATATGGAATTTGATATATATCTGCTTTATCTTCATGTGTACCAGGAAGAAATCCAATCTCTCTTGTGGCAACTAGAGAACGAACGATATAAACTTTTTCATATGGACTGTTCTCATCAAGAACATCTCTAAGTGCTAGGTAAAGTGCTACAAATGTTTTACCTGTACCAGCACAACCATAAGAAAAAATATTTTGTCCTCTACCGTACTCTTCAAACATCATTGTCTGACTATCGGTTAGAGGATCTATGTTAAGAAGATAGTTAGAATTAATTGGTTTCTTTCTCTTCATTTGTTTTGTAGACATCCCATTAAGATCTGGGTTATTTCTTTTTCTCGCTCTAGGCATATTTTATTACCACTCTATAGTTGAACCACGAAGTTTAGATGCTCGACGCATCATATCTCCCCACCCAGGATGGGTCTTGTCCATCTTATTTCTCCAATCACCGACCTCTCCAACACCAGCAACGCCAGCATTCCAATCTTTATCCCAATCGGGATTATCTTTTCTCCACTGGTCGTACTCTGTCATTGTCATGTAGAGTTCTTTCTTTTCTCCAGTTACTTTATTGATTAAAGGATATGTAGGCATTAAATCCACTCCAAAGCTTCGGCGCAAATAGGAAATTGACCTGCGAATATACATTTACATTCGTTAGCAATATCCATGTGTTCTTTTTGAGTACCATGAGCACTCCGTAGATTTATATAGTGTATCCATGAACGCACAGATCCAGTCATATAGATACGAGTTGGTGTTGCCAAAGGTAATATAAACCTAGCACATTCCTTTGCCACACCTTGACGTAGGAGTTCGTTGTATAACTCCATCGCATTTATAAAGTGATTGCTGATATACATTTGAAGATCTTTCTTGGTCTCTTCTGGAATATCATCAATAGAATTTTGGCGGTTCTTTGTATCTTGACTGCGAAGATCAGGTACAGGAATACCAGTCTCCAACCAATTTACATCAGCATAACGTTGAGAAAACTCTTGGAATGTAAAAGAACGATGACGCAATATTTGTGCTGCAATACCACGGGAGGTTTCAATCTCCAGGGTCATATGAGCTTGCTCAAATACAGACCAGTGTTGATGCTTGATACAATACTTTAGCAGACCAGCAACATTAGGATTGTCCTGGTTCTGTGGGTTGCTCACCCTCGCTACGTACCCCATCGTCTGTTCCGCTTGAGGCGTCACTGACACTAGGCGGACTTGCGAGTGGTTCAAATTTGTATCCAAATCCATATGCTGATTTCCTTCGTGATTGAATTAGTGTGCGAAGTTTTTTTGCTTGATAAAGTTCTTTCTTTATCTTAGCATATTCTTCATTGTCATACAAATGACTTTTTTCAACAGCATTTTGTAACCATTTAATATACTGTCGAAGAGATTGTGGTGATTCTGTAATTTGTGCCATAGTTTTAATCCGCATATCCATCATCGTCATCATACTCAGAAAATCGTAAGTTCTGATCTTTGCTAGAAGAATTTGTATAAGACTTAATATCCGAATAGACTTCAGATTTTAATGCATCAACTAGAAGTTCCAGGTTCTTGACGATTAATTTAAGTTTGTCTCTGTCCATTTTTATTTGTCCAGTTCAATACATTTTACAATAAAAAAAGGAGGGTGTCAACCCCTCCAATGAACGTTTTAAAAAAGTGGGCATGTGCTCCCTTCGTTTTATTTAATTAATTCTCTACAGATACGTTTACAGGTTTGTTGCTTATCATCACATTCAATTAGACAGTTAAAGTAATCATTAATTAAATCGTTTTGTTTGTTACATCGGTCAACCGTGCTTTCGAATTGTTTCCATCCAGCTAGTTGATTGTAAGAAATTATGTTATGCATAATAACCTCCTAATAAAAAACACATAACAAAGAGTTTTTAAATCATCTTTTTAACCCATAGACATACTATCTATAATACTTTATGTTTATTCACTAACATTTGTATCTTTTTAGTATAACTTAATACTAACTTAATACTTGTACAACCATTGAATGTAGGTTGATAGTAAGATTGTTCCTAGAGCTGCTGCAGCAGTTAGAGATATGATAGTTTGTATCATTATTTTGCTCCCACTAGTTGTGCTAGTTGTGCTTGATGACGACGCTCTTCTTTTTGCTTTTGCTCCTTAATCAATTGTAGGAAGTTAAGTTTTTTCATTTCTTTTCCTCCCAGTTCCAATTGTTACATGGACGATAGGAAATACCACGATATTTGTTTGGTGGATGAGATGGAGCATGTGTTTCTGAATACCACTTACGGTATTCTAGTTTCGGAGTGTGAGTATTATACTTCACACCACGATAGGTTGCTGTCATCCCTTGGTCCCCTCTTTTACAAATTTGACCCCACGATAGGTCTCATTGTATTGTTGAGGTTGTTGTTGCAT